CATCCACTTCAACAGCTGCAACCTCTCCCGGTTCAAGCTTCAGGTAAACGATACTGTTCTCTTCGTCCACTGATTCGATTATACCGCCTCCGGGTGCGTTCCATTCCTCACCCGTGATAACTGATACCCGGTTATATCGCAATTCCGGCACTTCAAGGAAATCACGTAGGCGCAACGACTTCGCATCTATATCACCGGCTGGGGTTATCAGCCAGCCAAGTAACTTTTCAGCATAATCAACAGAAGATATATTGCCGGAGAAGGCGGCATTATTGGCTGTAAGCTTATCAAGTACCTTTACAATATTGCTGCTCAATTCTGTTGCAGTCATTGTATCCGTTACAATACCTTTGGTAACGTTAATACCGTTTAGGAATGAAATAAGCCCTAGGGCTGTGTCATCTTTCGTCTTACTTATAGCATAAGCTATAATCTCCTGAAGCACTCTCTTTGCGGAGAATACGTTTCTGTCAGACGGGATTGTCTTGTCATTAACCCCAATAACATACACACTCGTTCCACCGCCTCCAACAGCAGAGCCGGAATAGGTTTGCCCCTTGTAAGTAAGGGAGTCAAGCTTGCTCTCTATCTCACCGATACGGGAATATGAAGCCGTCTCACCGACTGTATAAATCGGGTGATCGTAAGGAATATCCAGCGGCCACTCGAAACCGATTATTCTTGATTGTCTGCCTTCCGGGAAAAATGCCTTATTTATCAGGTTGACTTTAGCCCCGACTTCGTATGTACGAATATTACCCTTATTGTAGATAAAATCAGCATCCATCTCACAATCGTAGGTGGACGGGTCAATCATGGATTTCTTTACGTACTCCTTTGCCTTTTTGAGTAGATCCTGCTCTGCGTCCGGCGATATCTGTTCGGAGATGTATGCGGGATCAAAGCCGTAAAGGATATATGTGTCTGCGGGAACATCATTATCTTCTTCTTTGTGGGCGGCTTGCGGAAATAGTACATCGTCAGGAAGTGCGCGCCCGTAATCCTCATTGCGGACAATTTCAAAGGTTGTACCGGTATTGTCGCTCTCTTTGAGAGTAAGGGCGAAATCCAGTCCGGCAAGTTTTCCCGTTTGGAAAATCAGGTGTAACTCTTCCAGAAGGAAGTCTTTTGTAAAGTTCTTCAGTCCCGTATCTTTGAAGGTATAGATAGGATATTTATTGCCGGTTGGCTTGTCATCAACCTTTTCATCCTCCCAAGTAGGATCAGGAACTACCGTAGTACTACCAATATACTTGGGATATTCATCCTCAAATATAACAATCTCTTCGATTGCCTCCTCTTCCGGCATTTCCACGTTATCCGGATCATCGTAGTTTTCATCTCCGATGTTGATACGTTCACCGGTCGGGCTGTATTTATAAGCGTCTACATAAGAAATACCCTCCGGGAGCATAAGACGTTTTTGAACGACTCCGTTAAGGGTCATTTCTTTATCATCCTTACTGAAGTAGTTATCGGGGACTTTACCGCTTATGATGTTGTTAATGGTGTACTGATTACCTGAAGAGGCGGTTACACCTTCCGGTAGTTGGATAACATTTGAGTTATCTCCAGACAAGAATGTCGGATTATAAATCGCTTGGAAAGTCTGTCCAGCATTTGCACCGGTAAGGAATGTTATAGAGACAGAGTTACCATTGTCACCGTACTTTATATCTTCTTCTTTTAACAGAAAGTTGATTATAGCACTACTTGTTGAAGTTATATACCAAACACTAACCCCAACGTCTATAGAACAGTCTGAAGCTTGCGAAGGAAGGCTGAAACTTACAAGCTTGTCTTTTATTTCGAGAATTTCTTCAGTACCTACCGGTGCGGTTGCATTAACCTGCTCATTCAATAGAGTGATAGTTTCCTCTGTAGAATTTACAGTATAGTTTAATGATGCCCACAATCTGAATATCCCGTTAAATCTTACCCCGGATGACATGATAGTCGAATACTTTATATGAGTAATATTAAACTCATAATTACCTTTTTCCAGAGTTCCTATGTTTGTCTTTTTAACAACGTCGGCTAAATTTGTCTCATTAACAGGAACATTTTCAAATACATAGGCGGCATTTTCGGGGAATGTCAACTTTACCTTATTCTCTATCTTAGAACTAAGAGGGAAATAGCTGTTTTTGAGCGGTCTTGACGTATCGGATATATTACGTCCATTAACCTCTTTTACGTCGAATATCAATTCTTTCCGGTAACTGGAAGGAATGTTACGGGTGGAACCGAAAGCGTAGATACGGGTCGCATAAGTGGTCTGGCTGTCGCTGCGTGTCATGCTGTTGACATTCACATTTTCTGTGTCTGTCAAGTCACCGGCTTTGAAATCAACAGGTGAGCTGTATTCGCAACGTCCGAAGCAAATCTTATGATTCTCTATCCACCATTCACACTCCCATGTCTCCGCCATCTGTGTGAGAGCGTCGATCAGATTTACGTTATCGTAGGAAACGAGTTTGGAAGTGTTTTCTACTGTACTATCAATGTCCCAAGTAAAATCCAGATCCCTGAATTTGTATCCAAGAGCTTTCAGGTTATCCAGAAAAACATCTAAATGCGTGTCAAGGGTAGCGGTAAGATTCCATGCGGCTTCGCGTCCGGTGGTTTCCGGTGTATAGAAAAACTTCTTGTTCTTCCATTTCCAGTAATAAGCATCAAGGCGGAGTTCGTAGTCGTATGCACCTGTAGTTGTATTGTAGGTAGGCTTATACAGGTCTACAAGCTCGAATATCCCCAACTCATTGTCTACGTAGTCGCCTAGTTTGAAATAAACCGGATTGGAAAGGCTAAATAGCAAAGTGATATAATCTTCCTGCATCAAAAGGAAGTGTCTTTTCGAACCCTCATTGATAGGAGTCGAGAAGCGAATGTTGCCGGATATGTCTTTGATGTCTATCATAAGTTTCGTATACCTTCATACGATGTTTGTTGCAAAGATAATAAAAGTGGAATAAACTATGCCACTTAAAACGTTAAATTGTACGATTTTCAGGCGATGGATTATATTCAACTAACTTTAGTGAAAACTTAGCTATGCCTCTCATAAACTGTGTGAACTGATTACATGAGAGATATACTGTACGGTACATAATATTAGGTTGGTACTTTGTTCTAATATTTAATATGCCGGTAGCAAGTTCTTTACAAAAATTGTTGTACTTTTCGAAAAAATCATCTTCATTTTTAGCCGTGAGATGAATGGTCAAAGTAAGATTACGTTCGTCCATTTTAGGATTAGCGGTTATTATACGATTTCCGTGTTCTAATCTTGACTTGTTCTCTATGAACTCCTTATTAGGTGCGGGAGTCATCAATGCTGATAGGGAAGACGTGTCCATACTAATCCCCCAGCTATCGTAGGAATCTTTGTTGTTTATAAAAAGCTCACCTTTAGGCATATTCTTATATTTTATAATGTTTAATATCAACGAGTTGATAAACCTTTAGTGTTGACTTTAACTTCTGAAATATCAGCTCTTATATCATTCAAAAGTTTAGTATATTTAGTAATGTCCTCCAAATAACTATTTGTTATAACGTGCTGATTGAGAATGTTGCTTAATGTCTCATTACCGGCAGATGAGATTCCTATAAGGGAATTAACCCCAACCACAACAGCTATCATTTGATTCTTTATTTCTTCTCCAGCAATTTGTAAAGCAGTGAAACGCCCGGACACCTCATCTATAGAATCTTGGGTGACCGACGCAGATACTTTCTTTGAAGCTTCTTGGGATGAAGAGGAAGAACCTGTATATCCTGTTATTTCAGCAATCTTGTCTCTTTCATTTATCGCGTCTTGGACCATTGCATCGTATTCTTTTCTAGCATCTTCCAACTGTTGCTTAGTAAGTTTTCCTCCATTTTCCTTCATTAGTTTTGCAATGCCATTATACCATTCTCTCAATTCATCATCAAACAACTCTCCCATAGAGAAATTAAGCAGTGCACGTTGCATATATTCGGAGAAATCTTCAGAAAAGCTTTTAGCATCCTTATCCATATCCATTAATGATTCCAAGAAGTTGTCTCTCAAACCATCAAAAGAAATTTGCATCAGAGACTCATTGATTTTCTCTGTTAATTCATCTAATTTTCCTGCTTGGTCGGCATACGCTTCAAGCTTTTCCATTACACGTTCTCCATATCCGCCTTTGCCGGAACTCTTAATTTGCTCATATATATCAGCATTACTAAGAAGCTCTCTCATTTGTTCGGGTGTCAGTCCCCATAACGAGTTAGTACCGGAGAAATTCTTATCCACATTTTCACGAACCCAACGTAGTTGTTCGTCATTCCATTCCATATAATATTGCCAGCTATGATGCGAATTACTGTATCTAGCTTGCTCACGTGCTATTTTGAGAGTATTGTCAATCTGTTCTTTTTGATATTTATATGCTTGTTCGTATGCTGATATAGATTTGGAACCTGCGGACTTATCCATTACATCAGTTAATCGGTCAATCGATTTTTCTAATGTTTCGTTTCGGTCTGTTAATCTGTCGATCGCTTCTTGCACTTCTTTAGCATTGCTTCCGCTAATCTTGTTTATCAGAGAGTCAAATCCGCCAAAGGAAATAGCATTAAAAATATTGCTTACGCCATCCCGTATGGATTTGCCTAATGTGACAAATAAATCACCAGATAAAACATCGCTAAGAATTCCACTAACTGCATTGAATACTGAATCCAGCAAAGTTCCAACAAAATCACTAAGTCCATCCTTAAACACATCAATGATTGATATGATCCAACCGACAATCGGAACTTTATCAAGTTTATCAGCAAACTTTTCCATAGCTCCTCCGGCTCCTTTACCAATTTGCAACAATCCTTCGTAGGCATTTTTAATTCCTCCAGAAGATAACTTCTGTAATCCACTTGTTACATTTTCCATATTAGCCTTTAAAGCTGTTGCGGTGTTAGTTAGGCTTTGTTGCATTTCATTGGCAGCACTTGTTTGAGCTTGTACGTTTATAGATGCTGCATTTGCATTTTGTTGGGCTATCTCAAAAGCATTTTGAGCTGCTTTTTTCTCCTCTTCTGTTCCACTCTTTAGTGCTTTAGTGTAATCATCTTGGGCTTTGGCTAACTTGTCATGAGCCATAGTTTCTTCCTCGATAGCAGCAAGACGATTTTGTTCAGCTAGTTGATATGCTTTTATGTCTTGACCTAACTTCTTGAAGTTTAAACCACCAGCTCCGCCTAAAGATTGCTCCATTTGGTTGATGGCATCAATCAATGCTTTTTGGCTGTCTTGGTCTGAACTTTTAAACTTATCTGTTTGGACGTATTTCTTTGCTTCTTCAAGTGCCGGTTTAATCATATCATTAAACATGCTCCCAAATTCACCAAAT